AAGAGGTAGAAAACAATCTCAAGAACATTCAGATAAATCTAGAGCTGCACTACTGAAAGTAGATAAAACTAAGAGAGCAGATGCAGCGAGGAAAGGGAATAGAACACCAGAGGCTAGGAAGAATAAGTCTATCGCAGCTAAGCTATGGAACTCTATCCCTGAAAATAAAGAGATAAAAGCAAACAACTCTAGAAATCAGATGAAGCTTAGGAAACTGGCAGCAGATTATTATGGAGTTCACTATTTTGATTCTTCGCCATATGTGAAGAAATATATAGCGGAGGTGCTGAATGGATCCACGTAATATACGAGAGTTACAGTTAACCAGCTCAGAAGCTGTTTGGCTGTTTCTCTTGACTATCAAAGTAAAAGGCAATCCTGATCTATGTTTTGTAAACAACAACGAGCAAGTGATTAGTAATGGTATAATATATGAACCATTCCCATTTGCATTGAATCTACCTTCAGATAACGGAGAGAGTCAACCTAAAGTAACTCTCACGATATCTAACATCTCAGATGAGATTATCAAGGCTATTAGATCCCAAGTAGAAGCGCCGATCCTTAGAGTTCAGATGGTATCAAGTGCTTTTCCAGATATAGTGGAAAAAGACCTAGATTTTCTACAGCTTAGAAACGTATCCTATGATGCTATATCCATCACAGGACAATTAGAAGTTATAAATGTATTAACCAGAGGTTTTCCAGCAGATCAATACGATCCTGTACATTACCCTGGATTATTCAGATAATTTCCTGCTTCCCTCCACAAGAGGGTAGTGGAAAGTTATTTCTATAAGGAGTTAGGATGAGCATCCTGAAATATATCGGAATACCATATGTAGTAGGTGCTGAGTCATTCGAAGAGGCAGACTGTTATGGTCTATGTAAACTCTATGCAAAGAATGAACTAGGCATCATCCTGCCTACTTATATGTATTCAAATCTTAATAATGAAGCTGTTGCTGAAGTAGCGATTAAATCTGCTCAGCATGGTTTAGGTGACAAATGGAACAAAGTAGAGACGCCACAACATGGTGATATAGTAACCTTTCGTATCTTTGGACACGAAGTTCACTGTGGTATTATGTTAGAAGGCTCTCAATTTCTCCACAGTCTTAAAGGACGTTTGTCGTGTATCGAGGACTTGACTCATGTAAATTGGAGTCATCGTAAAACAGGAGTATTCAGATATGGAACTTGAAGTCCTAGATAGACCTAAGCAGAAAGAACTCGCACGGTTATTGACACCTAGTGGTTCGCATGAGTTGTCCGTAGTGGCAATCGAAGGTGAGAACCTACAAGAATTTATTAACAGATCTCTACCAGAAGATTTGAGAGGTTACGTAGTAGCCTTCAATCATGGCGCTAAAGTGACAGAGCCTGAGAACTTTATTGTGCGTGCTGATGATAGCATCCTTCTCGCAGTAGTTCCTCAAGGCGGCGGTGGAGGTGGAGGTAAAGGCGCTATCCTAGGCGCTGTGCTCATGGTAGCAGTTATGATTGCTGCACCTTATGCAGCTGGCGCGATAGCTCCTGGGCTAATGTCAACTGCGGTTGGAGGTACGTTAGCTGCTACATCAATGATGGGAACAGCCCTCACAATGGGTATTTCCATGGTTGGTATGATGGCTATCTCAGCTCTTATACCTCCTCCTAGTATGAATCAAACAGGCAGCAGTGGAGGCTACAACTCACAAGCTGTTTCACCTACTTATAGTATCGGTGGGCAGTCCAACGCTTCAAAGAAATATGGAACTGTAGCTAGAATCTATGGAAGACATAAGTACTTCCCAATGATTGCTGCAAACCCTCTTGTGACAAATCTAGGAGAACAATCTCAGATTGCTGCCATCTATGACTTTGGTCTGGGAGATATAGAAGTTGAGAAACTAAAGATCGGTGATACTGATGCTGATACTTTTGCTCCAGAACTTCATTGGCACCGTGACAGTTTAGTGAAAGAGACTAAATTCATGTCTCGTCAAGTTGGCTACGATCAGTTCAGTTATCTATTGAAATCTGGTAAGGATGTGATCATCAAGACCAAGCCAAACTCTGTAGGATTCGATGTAGACTTAAACTTTAACCGTGGCTTGGCTCACGTATCAAATAGTGGTAATCCTGAGAACACTTCAGTTAGCGTTCTTATAGAGTATCGCAAGGTAGGATCTACTCAATGGATAGATCTTCCTGCTTCTAGTATCAAAGGATTCGGTGGTGCGTCTGGTGGTGGTTCTGTACTATCATACCCTGTCACTACTATGGCTGAGGCTACTCATGAAGATGGCGTAACCTATCGCTATGTGGCAGATAAGAGCCAGATCCCTGGACCAACTCAAGAAGCGCACACAGTTCAGTTCCCATGGGGAGAAGCTCAATCATTCTTAGGTACCGATGGTCGTCACTACTTTGTACATCCCACACAGTGGATCAAAGGATACCCAAACTGGAATGGGCTAGAAGCATCTGACGGATGGTCTGGTCGTAAATGGACTACAGCTGCTGTGCTAGGTCCACCTGCTTCTTCTACAGGTAATGCTATTGTATTTAATGGAGCAACTTTTAAACCGTTTGTGGCGGTAGCTTCTGTAGATGGATTACCTTCAGACGAATATGAAGTGAAAATTACGCTTACATCTCCTGACAATACGGACAATCGTGCTTATAAAGATGTTGTATTGACTTTAATAAAATCCTACAAAGATGGTACCGTAGTTAATCTCAACAAGAAGCATACTATGCTCGAGATGAAGATTATCGCGTCTGAAAAGATTCAAGGTACCGTTCAAAATCTGTCAGGCATTGCTTATAGTATTCTACGAACAACCACTGATGGTGTAACCTTTAAGTATGAGAAGACTCGTAATCCTGCATGGATTGCTTTAGACATTCTCACTGGCGAAGGTAACCCTAAGCCACTAAAAGATGATCTCATCGACTGGCCTAGTTTTATCAAGCTAGCTAAGTATTGCGATGATAAGAAACATTATGCTGATTTTGTTGTAGACTATCTCACTACTATTCAGGATCTATTGAATTCTGTGTTAGGTGTCGCCCATGCTAGTATGCGATTTACTGCTGCTGGCAAGTATGGTGTTCTCATCGATGAAGAGCAGACGATTCCTCGCCAGATTATTACTCCAAGTAACTCTTGGGGTTTCTCTGGTAGTAGAACCTTTACTGATATCCCTCATGGATTTCTGGTCACCTTCATCAACCCAGACTTAAACTGGCAGAAGGATGAGCGCATAGTCTATAATGATGGATACGATGAGAAGAACGCTACTAAGTTTGAAACACTACAGACATTCGGCATCACCGATAAGGATCAAGCGTGGAGATACGGTCGCTATATGCTAGCTCAAGGTATCCATCGTAGCGAGACTTTCACGGTCACTATGGATGTAGAGAACCTTGTAGTACAGCGTGGAGATCTAGTACACGTAGCCCATGATGTCCCTAAGATTGGCGGTATGCCTTGTAGAGTAGTCTCCGTAACTGGTAACGATATCACTATAGATCAAGATCTGTCGATCCTACCTAATGGATACTCAGTTCGTCTTGACGATGGTACTGTAAGAACTGGAAGTATCACTTCAGGTAGTCGTAATAGTTTTACTTTAGATGATACTACAGGAATTCACCCTGACGATATTATCGTACTGGGAGAAGTCAATAGAGTCGTAGGTAAGTATATCGTACAGTCTATCAATCCTGGAGCAAATCTCACGGCTGAGCTTCAGATGGTCAAGTATGTGCCTGAAGTATACAAGTCTGATACTGAGGCGATTCCTCCATGGAATCCTGAGATATCTCAAGACATGATCAACTCAACCTCACTGGCCATTGATCAACTTAACTTGAAACAGGAGTTAACTTATATTGATCGCTTGCCTTTCGCTAAGTTAAAACTTGACTGGTCTATCTTTGGATTTGGATATGCTAAGAGTGAAGTCTATATGACTGAGCCTGGACAGAAGCCTGTACTAGTAGGCACTACCGATGGTATGACCTTTGAGTATCTTGTAGATCTCTTGAAGAGGCCTGATCTAGTCGGTAAGGACGTCACGTTTGAGGTTTTACCTTTGACTGCTGGTGGAATTCCAGGTAAGTCTGGTACCGCTACTATTCAACCTAAAGCTGATAAGACTAAGCCTGATCCTGTTGTTGGATTTGCTGTGAACACTCAGTCTGAGACTGTCAACTGCATATGGGCAAGACCACCTGAGCCAGATGTTGTAGAGTATCAACTTAGATATTCTCCAGACGTCACTCCATCAGCTTACTGGGATGGCGCTCAGCACTTGGCTACTGTCCCTTGGACATCTACTCAAGTTGCAGCTGGTGCTCGTACAGGTACCTACATGATTCGTGCTTATGACTCTTCTGGAAATGCTTCAGATGTTGTCATGCAGAGAACTACTGTAGAAAAGTTACCTAACGTCGAGCAGGTCACGGACATTGATGATCGTTTATTAGGCTGGGGTGGACAGAAGACTAACTTGACTACTCGTCTAGTTCAGAAAGACAGAATGATGTCTGAGTGGAATAAACTGTCTCAAGTTGCTGTGTTGGATGAGAAGGGCGCTGGTATTGGCGATCTTATCTCTGACGGAGCTTGGGGCTCTGTTGATCCTGAAGGTTTCTACACATTTAAGGATGTAGTGGATCTTACTGATATCTTCGAGGTACGCGTTGCTAGTATGATTGAGGTACATGGTGAAGATCGCTATGGTAACACTGTGTCCTCAGATCTTTGGGACGCTTGGTTAGAGTATCGATCTATTGGTCAGAAAGAGTTTATATCAGATTGGGTCACGCTCGCCGCACAACCAGACATGATTGGTACTGGTGGTACATGGTCAGAGTGGAGACGTATTGCTGTTGGAGACGTAACAGGTAAACTGTTGCAATTTAGAATCCAGATTCGTTCTTTCGATCCTAATGTCAAAGTGGTTGTTACGGATGGTTCTGTAATTATTGATGCTATTGATCGCACATGGTAC